CAAGTTTGTCGACGTAGACATGAACATCGACATTTTCACCGCTGCTGGCGACCTCCGCGCATCGGGCCTTTCTATCATTTCGGTAGTAGGCACTAACGTTGCTACGGTTGTGCTTGACGGTCCAGTTACAGCATCAGCGACTGACATTGTTGTCCGCTCGGGAAGCTACAACAAGGAAGTTCAGGGGCTTTTGTACGCTCTAGACGGTACGACTAGCACCATCTACAGCACAATTAACAGAGCGTTGTTTCCCGCGTTTCAGGGCAACGTGCTGAACTTAAACGGCGCGCAGTTGAACCTTGATCAAATGCAACAGGCATACAATGAAGGTCTACGTCGCGGCGGAACTGGCAACGGAATCTATCAAGCAGCTTTGATGGACTTTGATTCCAGCCGTTTCTATCAGCGTCTTTTGACTGCTGATAAACGCTACGTCAACACGATGAAACTCGATGGCGGCGCTTGGCAAAAAGAACGTAACACAATGGAATACAACGGCGTGCCTGTGATGGTTGACAAGGATTTCCCTGTCCGCATCATGTTCGCACCGACGGAAGCCCTTCGGTTTTACATTTTGAACGAGATGGAACTTGCTAACGAGACCGGGTCAAACATGATTCCTTCTGCTGAAAACGACGTGTTTGAGCTTCGTTTCAGAATGTTCGGGAACTTGTTCAACGCGGCTCCTGCAGCATTCGGCGTACTCCGAAACTACATCAGCCCATAATTTTATGACAAACGAGAAACGACTAACTAGGCACGCCAAACGCTACGATAAAGACTTGATAGTCAAACGGCTAGACGACGGTAAACTGTACTGTATGCGTAACACTATCAAATGGGACTCGTACTTGATTGACGGCCAGGTTTTTCATTGCTCGCAGGTCTTAGCGGTACCGGTCTTTGCCATTACTAGCGACTGGACTAGCAGGGGGTTTCCTATCGATTGCGGCGTGGAGCGTCTGATGTGCAGGTTAAAAGAAATCGACACTCATAGAAGTGAAGAAATTATAAACCGAATCAATAACGACTACCACGAAGCGATGGAATCAAAAGAAAAGCTCGAGGATCACAACCGAGAAGCTTTTTGTAAGGAAGTCCAAACCGCTGTTAAATTAGATTTTAAGGACTTCAACGTTTCTTCAATGAAGACCGTTGATCCGCGCGCAAAACTTGAAAAAAAACTAAAACTGAAAGGGTTATAAACAAATGGGTATTTTAAATCGTACTATGGAGCCTTCGGAAAAACTCGAAGTTCTTTCTTCTACTTTCAATGGACCTACCGGAGTCATTGCTGTGGGTGCAACCCTTATGGGTTGTTTCGTTCCTTCAGCGGGGACTCTTCGCGGCGTAGCTGTTACATGCCAAGGCGCATCGATTGTTCCGACCTCCTCGGTTCAGATCGTTCGCTTTATTCCAGGCGCTGGCGCTACGACCTTGTCCGGCATTGGCGCGTCGTTTTTGATTCCTGCCATCGGCGTTTCGGGGTTTCTCTCCGTGTCGCTTGTAGCAGCGGGGTCGGCTGTGCTTAACCTCCTCGCGGGCGACTGCATTCAAGTCATCCTCGGAGTTAACTCTGCTTCTGGCGTTCAGTTGAGTGCTACTTATGCAAAAACTCAGGACATCGTGTCCCGTTTTGGTATCACTAGCTAAATAAAGTCTAAGGGTGCGGGGTTAAAGCCCCGCGCCCTTTCTTTAAAAATTGGGAGCTTACATATGGCGTTAGATTTGGTGTTTCAAGGTGGAGGCGGAGCTGGCGGTGGAGCTAGCGATTTTCTTGTGGATGCGTTCCAAGATTTTACGGTTCCGGCATCGAACAACGCTGGCCTATCGTCAACCATAAGCTCTAACCCTCTCGGGGTGTTTCTTGGCGACAACAACACGCCTAAATATCGACAAAAGACCTTGATGATCGTGGGATGTGCTCCAGTAGAGGACCGCTCGAAGTGGATTAATGCGTCTCCGACCTACGAACTTACTTTTGACCAAACGTACCAAGCAGTTCGAGGATACGTAACTGGGTCCCCAAGAATTTCAAAAACTCCTTACGGAACGGCTTTAAATCTACAGTTTTCTGGCGATGTGATCGGCGTCAACACGAAGTGCGTTCGGATGGGGTGGATTATAGCGCCGACGACTGAAACTGGAACGGCTAGAATTTTTACCGACGGAACCGACACGACTAGAACAGCGACGTTTGGCCCAACAACCCCGACTTTATCCGGGCTCGGATACAACTCTAATTACACCGTATGGCACCAGGCCGCTGACGAGACAAGTGAGCTTCACGACTTCAGACTTGTAGCGAACGAGTTCGGAACGCTTAACGTCATCGGCGTGGTTTTGTTTTTTGATGACGCTAGCGGCATCGTAGCTTCGCCCGGATCCGCCTACTTTGGACGTGCGAAAATTTCAGACACAGTAGGCGCGACTCTCAGTGTCTTAGCTAACGTCAATGAGCTTGGTTACCGTGGGACAATTTTCCAAAACAATACAGGATATGGCGTTTCTATTAACAGCATAGGCGGCTCTTTAACCTCATTCGCAACGGGAACGTCCGGCGGAACAAGTGTAGACGTTTCAGTCGGTCACGGCGCAAGCTTCCCCGCTGGAACTGGGTTCATCGCTAACCAAGGGACCAGCACATATATTGGGACTGTCGTATCCGTATCAACTGATAACCTCACAGTTACCCCCGCTCTCCCAATCGGATTGAGCGCAACAATTTTCAGAGCGTGGCGAGGCGGGCAATCCTTGTCTATTTCGCCCACTGCTTATCAACTCATTCAGTCACTAGATCCGCAAACCCTCTCTGATCCTGGACAGTTTCAAACTATTGGGTGGGGTTTAACGACCTCAATGTTTTGGCAGGACAGACGCGGCGATGTTAGGATCACTGCTCAAAACGTCATGCTGTCGGCAAACACAACCGTACCGGCATTCGGTAACGTCGGCGGTACGCTTGGGATCATCCAGATCGATGGGCGCTTTGCGGCAATGGGCTTAGAGCTCGCAGCTAGCGGTTTCGTTTCTGCGACGTTCTCGATCAACGGAATCCCTTCACACTCGGTTTCTAACGGAGCCACCGGAATCATTCGCCGATCAGTTTTTACAAGTGGGTCCGGATGGAAGTCCGTTCGAATCGCTCTTGGTTCTTCAAACCTAGCAGCTATATCAAAGATCAACCTCTACGGCTTAAACGAAGGCGCGACTCTCGGAGTTATCGCCGGATTCGATAGCGACATGACCTCAGGTGTCAGGTATGCGCCAAACGCGACACTCATGGGGGTGGGGGCGTTCCGAAGGTTTTACGGAGATCAGATGTTTTTTCAAGGTCCGTGGGACCGTCAGGGATCGGCTGGAGACGCCGGTGGAATTTTATACGTAGGCAGCACAACGACATGCTCATTCACTCACCGATATATCGGGTCTAATTACGCATTTATCGGAACGCAATCTGGTGGGTCACTCTCTATAACGCGGAACGGCGGAGCAGTGGGCTCGACGTTTGGCGTTTTCGGAACCGGCGTATCGATGGGATTCCAGTCAATTGTTGGGTCGGTCCTCGGCGCTACGGTTAGGTTGTCTGCTATTGATGTCCAGACTCAGGGCGTTCGCGGTGAGATCGAATATAAATCTCCGATTCGAGCCATCAAAGAACCCGAGCCGACTAAAGTTTGGAATCAGTCGAACACACCGGTAAACGCCAAAGACGGTGACCTGTGGTTAAAGGGTGACGCGAGTCAAACGGCTTGGTTGAAAGGCTGGGGGCGATGGATCAAGTTAAATGTTCAAGAGGTCTTGGATGATCCAAACGCGTCGATGATGTGGATCACCGGGGGCTCTACGACCGCCGCCGCATCCGGTGGCACCGGAAAAGTCAGTGCGTACAATTTCGCAGCGTGGAACACAGCGCAACCAGAAGACAGTGTAACGACTTCAAGCGCGGGTCAGGGCGGTAGCGTTTATCAGGGCAAGGCGGTCAGAGCAGGTGGACTAGACACCGCGAGCTCAAGACTTAGCGCCGTTCGGGTTTTCAATAAAGTCTCTTGGGCGTCTGGCGGGTCCATGGCTACGGCCAAAAACGAGTCTGGATCGGTTCAGTTTTTCGGACTGTACTATAACATATGCGGAAACTCCGGGTCAGCGTCAGTAGTCGTACAAAGAGCAACAAGCGTATTCGCTTGGAGCACGGCAACGGCTGCGAGCGCAGACAGACGGAACCCAACCACTGGAGCCATTAACTCGACTATTTACACCGCAAACGGACGCGATGCGGGGGCGGTTGACCTCACATCGGTTGAAACTAGATCATCGGCGGACGCCGTCGCAAGTGGTACAAATACAAACGTCAACATTAGCGGAGCGGCCCCAACCTCTGGAAGCTACTCGGCGGCAATGATGGCCTACCTGGGGTCAGGAGCGAACCAAAACCGCTGTCAGAGCTACAACGGAACGGCTTACAGTGCTACGTCGTTCACGCTAACCAACTCAACATCGCCAGCAGGGTCGTGCGGTTCATTCCATGACCGAAGTCTTATTATCGGAGCTGGTAACCAGGATTCGGGTGGAAGCGCAGCGTCTACGCTGACAAATACGTTCAACGGTATTGCAACTGGCACCGCTGGAGCATTACCATTAGCCATTCAGGGAACAAGCGGGGGAGCGATTTAGTGAACGAGTTTGACAAAATTATAGAAATTGGATCGAGCGACGAAGTTAAGCTAGCCGGTTCATTTAGGGATCTTTTACACACTGAGCTGATGTTCGGGATGAGTTCCTACGTATGCCGATACGGTACGCTCGGCGAAGGATTCGAAAACGTCACGCCAGCGCGTAGATACTACGCCGCAATACGCGAAAGCTATACCCGCTATGAGGCGATTTCTGAAGCTGAGTGCAGGGCCATGGAGCAGCACGCTGATCTACTTGACGCGATTGAGGTCAACGCAAGGATCAGTTGGGAGAGCTCAAAGCAAGACACACTCCGAGCCGGTGCCACGCTTCGAAGGTCTAAAGCTAAACTAGCCGCAACCCTGGTCCTAGCTGAGGACAATCGGAGGCAGCTCCAGGCGTTTCTTGATGTCGTCGCAGAGCTTCAGCCGGAAATCCGCGCTAAATACCCCTTGGGAATCGAACAAGCGGAGCCCGATAATTGGAGGGCGGTAGCGAAGTTCCGGAGCTTGTCGCAGCAGATAAAGTGCAAGGACATGAACCTTGAGCACATCCCCATGCCGATGGAAGAGAAAGCCGCGCTTTCCGTAGAGCTAGGCGAGCCCATGCTCGCAGCTTGGATGCTAACAGAAAAAAACATGAGCGACCGGTCACCGCAGGCCATCACTAAAGCCATTGAACACTTCGTGGAGGAACGAAAATGCCTAAAACTTATGGGTTAATTTTTGGGTCGGGTGATTCAGCGAATAACTCGGGTCTAAGTCCGACGTTCGTAATCTTTAACGCGGGTGCGACGCTACCTGTAACGCCACCGCCGATCAGCGAAACGCCGACGGGGTCGGGGATTTACACTTTTGTTTATGGCGCAACGATCCCGATCTTTTTTAAAGCCGACGGTGGTTCTGCGCTATTGGCAGCAGACCGCTTTAGGTACGGGTCTCTTGACGCCATTCAATCGGTTGATGAAAAGATCGGAAGCGGGTCCGACTCTATTGGGTCGACAGCAGTGGACCCGAACACGTTGATGGGGCTCGCGAAGCGGAGCCTTGAGTTTGAAGAAGGCAACGCAGTCTTCAACAAATCCACCCAGGTATGGAGTGTTTTTGCGCGCGGATCTAGCACCCTTCTTTTTACAAAAAAGCTAACTAACACGACGAGCCAATCAACTAAGTCTTGACCATTTTAATCTCTGCCGTGATTATTTTTGAATGAACAGAAAATCGATCTCCTTACACGTCATTGCCAAAAATGAGGCGGCCAATTTAGCCACGCTTTTTAAGTCAGTCGAAGGGTGCGTTGACGCCATTTATTTGACAGACACCGGCTCAACTGACGACACCGTACAAATAGCTAAAGACCTCGGCGCGGTAGTTTCTGAATTTAAATGGATCAACGATTTTTCGGCGGCAAGAAATTTTAACTTTTCTCAAGGGACTGAAGACTTCCAGCTATGGCTAGACTGTGACGACTCTCTGACAAACCCCGAGGGGTTTAAATTGTGGCGCGATAACGTTATGGATTTAGCAGATTACCACTACGCGACATACGACTACGCAAACGACGGGAAGGTGGCCGTCTGTTCTTTCACACGTGAGCGCGTAGTCAGAAGGTCGATGGGGTTCAAGTGGCAGTACTTTTTGCATGAAGGCATCATGCCTGAATCGTCGGTAAGAGCTGCTCGTATGGACAACGCGACACAGTGGCGGGTCTGGCATCGAAGGAACGAAGAGGATCTGAAGGCTGACAGGATGCGGAACCTTGCGATTTTCAAGGGCCGAGAAATGCACATGGACGCGAGGTTGACATTTTACTACGGCAAAGAGCTCATGGAAGCGGGTCTACCGGAGCTTGCTAAGCACTGGCTGACAAAGTCTCTAGGGATGGACATTCAAGCGCACGACAAGACTCTTGCCATTCAGTACCTGTGCTATTCGAACATGATCATTGCAAACCAGCAGGTAGAGTTTATGAACACCTACCGAGAAGAGCGATATCAAAAAGCGGCTAACGATTTACTCGGTGAGGCGATAGACGCAGGGCTTAGGGGGATTAGACACGACCCGCTGCGCGCTGAATTTTACACAATCGTCGGGGATTGCTACGTCAAACTGAACGGAGCTGCCCAAGCGATGCCTTTTTACTCAGCCGCGCTTAGATGTAAGCCTTCGGCGTCGTCAATGGCGGGGGCGATCTTTTCCAGCGCCGACTTGTACTCACACTACCCTAAAAGAAAAATGACCGAGCTTTTAGCGCAAATGGGCGACATACCGGGGGCAATGGAAGCAGCAGAAAGCCTACACGATTCCCATCCCTCTGAAGAGTCTCAAAAAATAATCGATGAGCTTAAAACCATTATTGACTTTAATGCGGTTAAAAAGTCTGGAGCTGGTTCCACCGACATCATTATGACTTGCCAGGCAGTAGGCTTTTTTGAATGGGACGGGAGGTCGTACCGAGAAAAGTTTTGTGGCGGCTCAGAGACCGCAGCGGTTGAAATGGCTGAAAATCTCGCCAAACTTTCAGGGCGCAAGGTGATTGTGTTCCAGCCGAGGGAGTCTGAGTTTGTTTACAACAACGTAATTTATAGACCGCTCAAAAACCTTAACGACTATCTTGTAGATGTAAAACCGGCTGTGCATATTGCATGGAGGCATAACGTCAAACTGACGGATGCGTTCACGATTCTGTGGTGCCATGATCTAGTGACACAAGGGGCAGAAAATCACGAAAATTACAACTTTATGGCGTGCCTGACGCCGTTCCACAAACGCTATGTAATGGCAAGGCAGGGCATCCCGGATGCTAAAATCTGGGTAACTAGAAACGGTCTAGATCCGTCAAAATTTGAGGGCCTTGATAATATTGAGAAGGACCCGAATCGGTTCGTGTTCTCGAGCTCCCCCGACCGTGGTCTGGACCGCGCAATGCTGGTCTTGGACAGGGTTAGGGAGGAATTCCCCGACGTGACGCTATTCGTTCACTACGGAATCGAGCACCTCGCACGGTACGGCCACGGCAATATGCAAGCTATGTTGAAAAAAATGATGGACGAGCGGCCATGGGTTTCCTACGTCGGCAAAACAAACCAAACCGACCTCATGCAGTCTTTTGCTAAGTCGGCTTATGCGATTCAACTGAGCGACTTTATAGAAACGTCGTGCATCAGCGCGTTAGAGCGCAGCGCTTGCGGAGTTTATCAAATCATGCGCAAGGTTGGCGGTGTGGTCGATACGTTGCAGCCGATCGAGTCTGAGGGGATGGCGCAAACAATCGACTCCGATTGTATTAGTCCTGATCAGTATCAAATTTATGTTGATGCGACAAAACAGGCAATGAGAGAGGAAGCATATAAGCGCGTCAAGGTGGACGCGCATAAATATGCATGGGAGACAGTCGCGGCGGAGTGGCTCGAGTTTTTTGAGTCCCCTCCCTCCAACCTATAGCGCCGGGGGGCTCGGCGAGGTGGGGCATCACGGACGGTGCCCTACCCCGTTTGAATATTTCTAAACAATCCTTTAAACTTTCCGAATGGCGATATTAAACGAAGGACTCGCCCTAAACTCTCAAGGATTGACCTCTTACGACACGGTCGAGGGCCTAGGATTGAACACGTTTGGCTTTTTGTGGCCAGCAAACGCGATTTACTCCCCGTGCTGCGACCCCGTAACGCTAATTTACGAAGAGTGTGATTGCTAACTTGGTAGGTCTAAATGACATTTTTAGAGTTAAGAGTCCGCGTATCGACTTGGCTAAAGGATAAGAACAACGGATTCCACACCGTCGCAGACGTAAACAGCTACATCAACGACGCTGTGAGAGAAGTTCACAAAATCTTAGTCAATTCCGCTCAAAACTTTTACTTCAAGTGTGGAAAAGCTGCGCTTGCTCCCGGATCTTGCGAGTATTTTCTACCGTCTGACCTCGTAAAAGTTGACCGCGTTGAGGTTATTCTGTCGACTAGCGGGGGTGTAGACACTACTCGAGTCCTTGCCCCGATTACTTTGAATGAGCAGGACAACGTGGGCCAGGGTACTGGCGTGCCTGAAACGTATGTATTAATGGGCGACAAGATTAGATTTTTCCCGATCCCAAACGGGACGGAGAGCTTTAAAATAACGTACACTCACCGAATTGCGGACATGACGCTTGACTCTCAGACGCCACCGGTCCCCGAAGAATTCCAGGAAATGATCGCGCTCCTCGCAACAAAGTCGGGACTAATCACCGACGGCGAATCAAACCCGAGGCTCGACGACAAAATAGAAATGTATATGAAAACGCTTAAGCAAGCAGCGGCGTCCAGGGTTAGACAGGCTGGCCGTAGAATTGTTATGAGCGGCGACGCCGACGGATGGGATTGCTAAGTGGCGGAAAAGCGGAAGTTCGAGGAGTATGCGCAGCTCGGGGGAATCAACTCTAAAGCCTCGCAATACATGACCGGACCGCATGAATTCCTAGACCTCTCAAATTTAAACTTTAGAAGACCGGGCGCGCTAACTAAACGCGATGGCTCGACATTTTATATCGGGGCAACGGTTCAAGGTCGAGTTCATTCCGGCTTTGAATTCGAGCGATTAAATGGAGCTAGCTACATAGTAGTAGCTGCAAACACCAATCTGTATTCCATTTTGCCGAGCGGATTTAACACCATTAAAGCGTCCGTAAAAGCAAACGCTCTTTTTGACTCCCAAACTTTTGTTGACAGACTTTTTATGGCAAACGGTGACGAGTTTTTGCTCTGGAACGGGACAGACACGCCGTATCCGTATGCAACGCCTCAAGCGCCAGGCCCGTCGGGTCTCGCTACGGGTGCAGGGTCGCTTACAGTAGGGACATATAAGGCCTCGTATGGATATTTGACAGAGAGGGGATATTTTGCACAAGGCGCGTCCCCCGTCTCTATCGTCGTTCCGGGCGGGGCGACGAGCTCCTACACGCTTACGGGATTAACGCTACCGGCTGGATTCGGGATCTCTGCCCTAGTGTTTTATAGGACAGACGTAAACGGATCGATCTTGTCCCGCTTCGCAACGTCGGGGTTCACCACGTCGTTCACTGACACGGGGGCCGCTCCGCTCACATCAGACATCCTGCCCCCGTATGTTTCGTTTTCTCTAGCGCCCCGAGTCCTGTCACTGTTCAATAACGCGCTATTTATGTCCGGGTTTAGCGGTGCTCTTTCCACGTTGTTCTTTTCGGACGTCGGCGAACCGCAAGGTGTGAGGCCCGAGTATTTTTTCGAGGTCAGAACAAACGACGGCGACCGGGTAGTGGGGCACATTCCTTATCTCGGATCTTTGACAGTTTTTAAAGAGAGGTCGTTCCACCGAGTTACGGGTAACAACCCCTCGAACTACGGCCTAGCTGAGATATCTGACCAATACGGATGCGTCAGCAGTAGAGCAGCCGTCGTATGGAATGACCTCCTGTGGTTTCTTGACCGAAAAGGAATCTGTCAATTTAATGGCGCAGGGGTAGACATCGTATCGTTTAAAGTCGAGCCGATCTTTTTAAGAATGAACTTAGACGCTGCTCGAGACAACGCCACGGCTGTCCACGACAGACTAAACAACCAGGTGAAGTTTAGCTTCCCGGTTGACGGCTCTACAAAAAACAACATGACTGTGGTGTACGACTATCTTACTCAGGCCTGGACAACTGAACTTGGCTACGAGCCAAGCGTCGCTTTTATGGCAAGAGGCTCCGAGCCTAAATCTACTGTGTTTTATGGTGGTTACTCTGGGACGATTCACAATTTCAACCCAGCACTGAGAGGCGACAACGGGCGCGGCATGACTACGGTTGCAAAGACTCGGTTTCTCGCAGATATGGGTAACTCTGTGATGAAGCAATTTAGACGGCTCTTTACTGACACCGTTGAAGTCGGCGTTTCTAGCGTTATCGGCGTCAACTTTTTCCAGGATTACGGCGCGAGCATAGTGCTCACTCGTCAAACCGTACAAAGCTCTTTCCAGACGCGCATAGATTTTGGAATTCAGGCCAAGGCGCTATCTGTAGAATTCTCTCACTTTTCCGACACCGAGGACATGCAGCTAAACGGGTATACGGTCGAGTACGAACAGCAGAGGCGGGTCTAATGGGTAAAATATCCGCATCCTCTGACGTTTCCGCAGTAGTAGACCCAGAAGAGTTTAAGCGCTTTATCCAGATATTTTTGGACCAAGTAAAAACCACGGTTAACGGAAACGTAAGCGTAGAAAACCTAAAAGCGGCGCTTGTGTCAGTAGTTTTTACGGCGGCAAACGCTGACACTCAGGTTTTGCACAACCTGGCTGTGATACCGCGCGGGTCAATAAAACTATCTGGGCCAAACGTAACAATTTACGACGGCGCGACCGCGTCCACGACTGAAAACATTTTCTTAAGATCAACGGGCGCGGGGACGTGCTCAATTTTGGTGATGGGGTAGAGATCTATGAGTGTCTGGGATGGCATAAAGGGTGTGGTTGGCGGTGCAGTAGTTGGTGGACCGGCTGGCGCTATGATTGGCGGCATGGGTGGGGCTGGGCTTGGCGACAAACTGGCCCCAACTTTTGCAAAACCCGCACCGCCTCCAGATATTGACCCTAGACTGAAAGAAATAAGAGATCGCCAGTTTGGGCTATCAAGCGATTTCAGAAACAAGGCCCCGGGCATGATAGCTGCGGAACAAACGCAAGCGGGAGATCAGTCAAAAGAAGACCTCACAACTAAGCGAATGCAGATCACACAAGGCGCGAACCAGCGCGGGATGCTATTTTCTGGGCTCAAGAAATCAGCCGAGGCAAATGCTGGTCAAATGGCTGCGAGCGATCTCGCGCAACGGCGCATGGATATAACAAAGAACTACGACGAGCGGCAGCAGATGCTTGAGCAGCGGGCTTTTGACTCCGGGGCGAAGTTACAGCAAATGGAACAAGCGCGTTTCGACACGCAATATAACCAAGAAATGGACGCGAAGCGCCTACAGCTTGCATCTAACACATCCCCAGTGGGTCTAATTGGTGGCGGGCTTAAAGCAATGGGGGGGCTCCTGGGATGAGCAAACTAAAGGATTTCTTTTCGGGCGGCCAGGTTGATAGATCTTACGCGGAACTTGATCCTCAATCTAAGGCGGCTGTACAAACCGCATTTGACAGCGCTCAGGAGTCGCCGGAATCCATCGCAGCTAAACAAATTCAGCAAGCTCAAGGCGCGGAATCCCTGCTCTCTACGCCCGAACAGATGCAGAGTCAGGACGTTCGCCTTGGAATGGGGGGACAGGAAGCGTTTAACCAAGCCATTGCGTCTCGCTCCCAAGACGTTTTTGGCCGCGACATGGAAAGAATGAAGCTGCAATCCAAGCTCGGTGGTTTCGACACCGCATCTGGACGGTTGCAAACAGCGGGGGGGCGATCAGGAGTTCAGGATGCTGTGACCCAAGGCGCAGCACAGAGACGCGCTGAATACGATTTAACAAGGCAGCAAATGAGACAGCAGGCGGTGAATTCCATCTTTG